ACGCCCAGCCCACCTGCGGCTCGTCACGCCAGGGCCAGAGCGACGAGTAGGTGAGGAACGACATCGTCGTGAGACCGCACAGGGCGGCGAACACGAGCAGGTATTTGCCGATGCCGCCGTGGCCGTGGTCTCCCCCGTGGGCGTGGGGGGCCGGCGGGAGCCACGACTTGGCGATGGCTTCGCTACGCTCTTCGTGGGTCTTGTAGACCTTCGGTGCCTTGGGCTTGCTGACCTTCTTGGCGGCAACTTGCTTGGGGAGGGACTCGATCAGGGCGGCGACCCGACGTTCGGCAGTCTTGCGGTCGGCGAACTTCTTCACTGCGGTGGCAGCGTTGGCGTTGTAGAAGGCGACGAGTTCAGCGGTGGTGGCGGTGGTGATGTTCAGCATGGCTAGGTTCCTTTCTAAGTTGGGCGGTGTTCGTTTGAGCACCGTGAGACGAAGTATGCGCCTGAAACTTCGATGACGGCAACAAGTTTCGCAATTATTTTTGGACTTATTGCGATTCTTGTTGCCGAACAACGACTTAGCGTTGCACGATCTCCCACAGCCAGTAACAGCGGCGGGCGGTGCCGCGCGTCCAGTCGTGATTGACGCCGTTGACGATGGCGAGCACGTGGCCGCGGGTGTACATGAGGTAGGTCTTGCCGTCGGCCCACACGTCGCGGAAGCGGTCAGGGTGATGGGTGGTCACGCTCTTCAGCACGTCGCGGTGGCCCTTGGGGTACTTGGCGATGATGGTCGCTGGGTCGACCTTCACCTTGTCGTAGCCCAGACGGTCGATGGTGTCGTTGATGATCGACCATTCGGTGCCTTTGCCAGTCTTGCGGCCCATCTGGCTCATCATGTCGCGCACGGTGTGGTAGTCGGCGTTGCAGGCGATGGCGACTGCCTTCACTGCGCAATCGTTGTTCTCGTTCACTGAGTTGGCCGCGGCTTGCAGTTCGGTGAAGGCGGCGGTTCTGGGTTGGCGGGCTGCACGGGGCATGTCGTTCTCCGGTCTAAGTTCTGAGTTGGGCTGGGCAACCACGAGGCGGTTAACCCGCCGTCGCGGTTGACCCGCTAAGACGAACTCTGCCTGACCTTGAAGCATAAGGCAACAACTTTCTTCAACTTGTTGACGTCATCTGACTCTCAACGAGGGTTGACCGCTTAGTAGTTAGGGGCGATGGATGATCGCCGCGGGATTATCTCGGGCACGGAATTACGGTTTGGGGTCGCCTCGGGCATCTTGGGATTCCGATCCCGAGATTGAGGCATAATCCCAAAATACCCAAGATAGTAATTGTTGGAAAATTACATAATTAAATTAATAAACATTTAAAATAAGAAAACAATAGGAAATCTTGGGCAACTCGGATCTCGGGATCAGCGATTGCCTTTGAGCAGAGACTGCGGCGATAATCAGAGCGCGGCATTCCAAAAATATTCGGAGGTGATAATTGGCTGGAGTCAAAGGTCGCACTGGCGTGAACAGCGTTGGCCGTCCGGCTGGCGTCCCCAACAAGGCGACACGCGAGGCGCGCCAAGCGATTGCGGCGTTCGTCGACAACAACGCCGAGCGGCTGCAGGAATGGCTCGATGCGGTCGCGGCTGGCGTCCCGCGCAACGACAGCATGGGAAACCAAATGCATGACGACAATGGCAACCCGCTGTGGGTTGTTCCGCCGAATCCGGAAAAGGCATTCAACTTGTTTCAGGGTGTCGTCGAATACCACGTGCCGAAACTTGCGCGCACTGAGATGACTGGCGCTGGCGGTGGCCCGATCAGTGTCGCGGCGCTCGACCTGAAGGGATTGAGCGACACCGAACTGGCTCAGGTGGCGAACCTGCTAGGCAAGGCCAGCGGCTGATGAACGCGCCGGTGTCGCCAGACGTCCTGCGCGCGGCGATCAAGCGTGAACAAGACAGGCGAGCGGCGAGCGGATCACTGTATGAATTCGTTCGCCAAGCATGGCCGATCGTCGAGCCAGGGATACAGTTCATTGCCAGCTGGCACATCGAGGCGATCTGCGAACACTTGGAAGCGATCAGCGCGGGTGAACTGCGCAAGCTGCTCATCAACATCCCGCCACGACACTCGAAATCGACCATCGTCTCGGTGATGTTCCCCATGTGGGAGTGGCTGGCCCAGCCTGAGCAGAAGTACCTGTGCGCATCATACAGCGGCAACCTCAGCATCCGCGACAACCTGAAGGCTCGGCGGCTCATTCAGTCGCCATGGTACCAAGAGCGTTGGGGTCACATGTTCACGCTCGCCGGTGACCAGAACGCCAAGCAACGATTCGAGAACGACAAGACAGGGTACCGGCTGGCCACTAGCGTTGGCGGTACGGCCACCGGTGAAGGTGGCTCAAGGCTTATCCTAGACGACCCGCATAGCGCCCAAGAGGCACAATCTGACACAATGCGCGAGACCGCGCTGGAATGGTTCGATGTCGTCTGGTCGACCCGACTCAATGATCCCAAGCGTGACGCCATGATCACCATCATGCAGCGGCTTCACGAGCGCGACATCAGCGGACACATCATCGACGACATCGGCGGCTGGGAACACCTGATGATCCCCGCTGAGTGGGACGGCAAGCGGCGCAAGACGACACTGGGGACGTACGACCCGCGCACCAAGGTCGGCGAGCTCATCTGCCCTGAACGCTTCGGGCCGCGCGAAATCACCGAGCTGAAACAGCTGCTGGGCGTGTACGGCACCGCGGGCCAGCTGCAGCAAGACCCGCAACCCGCACAGGGCGGCATCCTGAAGACCAAGCACATTCAGCTCTGGCCGCACGACAAAGGGCTGCCGCAGTTCGAGTATGTTCTGCAGAGCTACGACTGCGCGTTCACTGAGAAGTCGAGTGGCGACCCGACCGCCTGCACCGTCTGGGCTGTGTTCACGCACGAGGGCCAGCGGCAGGTGATGCTCATCGACGCGTGGGACGATCACCTCAGCTACCCCGAGCTGCGCGAGAAGGCGATCAAGGGTTGGCAGACCGAGTACGGCGGCCCGACCAAGCACATGCCGTTCGTCCGCGCGCGCCGACCAGACCGTGTGCTGGTGGAGGCCAAGGCCAGCGGTCAGTCCCTGCTGCAAGACCTGCGGCTGGCGCGTGTCCCAGCCATCGGGTACAATCCAGGGAATGCCGACAAGGTGAGCCGAGCTCATCAGGCCGCGCCCACGCTGGAGCTAGAGGTGGTGTGGGTACCCGAGAGCGGCAAAAATCACGGCCATCCAGTGTCGTGGGCCAGCGCATTCATGAAGCAATTGAACAAGTTTCCTGTTGCCGAACATGACGATTACGTGGACACTTTCACGCAAGCGATCATCTACTTGAAGAACGACGGCTGGTTCGAGTTGCCGCGCGCAAAAGACCCAGACGAACCGAAGCCGCAGAAGCGGGAAAGGGTGAACCCATATGCCGTCTAACAAGCCAATCTGGGACAAGGCGCGACCCAAGTCCCTCGGCGAGCCGAAGCCGCTGAGCAACAAGCAGAAGTCGAGCGCCAAGGCCATGGCGAAGTCCGCTGGCCGACCCTACCCCAACCTAGTTGACAACATGCGCGCGGCTCGCAAGGCCTCGGGCCGCGGGAGATGAACCATGGCGAAGACCGTTGACAAGAGCAAGATGGCGTGCAACAAGCCGCACACCACGCCCAGCGACCCGAAACACTCCCACGTGGTGAAGGCGTGTTTCGACGGCAAAGAGAAAGTGATTCACTTCGGCCAGCAAGGCGTGAAGGGTTCACCCGAGGGCAGCGCCCGTAACAAGTCGTTCAAGGCGCGTCACGCCAAGAACATCGCCAAGGGGCTGTCCAGCGCGGCGTACTGGGCCAACAAAGTGAAGTGGTGAGGTGAAATATGGCAGGGACTGGATTATTGCGTCAGCTGGCAGAGATGCTGGCCAAACGAACAGCTGAAGAAGCACCCGACCTTTCTCGGCGCAACATGTTCACGTTGCCGCCTGCACCGGCATCCGTGCCTTCGAAGGTTCCGCAAGTTTACACGCCAACCGCACCGACGCCGACAATTTTGGACAAGCCGATGACGCGTCGTCAAGTGTTGGAAGGTGCCGGCAAAAGCGCATTGGCCAATGCATTGGATGTCAGCCCAGTTGGCGCACTGGCTAGGTTGGCGACTTCACCCGCGGCTAAAACGATCGAAGCTGCCAAGGTCGTCTCTGAACCCGCAGCCAAATTTGTCCCATCTAACGCAGACAGGGCGTTGTCCTCAAGTTCATGGCGGTGGATGCCTGAATCAGACGAGGATTGGCCAGAAACGATGTTTGCTGGTAGGCCCGCGCTGCGCACAGCTTTGAAAGATTACATAACGCCGCAAGAGATGAAGTCACTGAACAGCAAAGTTTCAAGAGCAAAAAGAAAGTACAACGACGAAGGCAAAGATGCCGCTTGGTTTTTGCACGAGACGCTGGCCGATCACATTGCAGATTTGCCTCCAGAAGTAGTCATGAAGGCTACTGGTTACACGGATGACAAAGGCAATCTACTCGGTGAGTATGGCAACATCAAAGACAAAAGGCAGGCTTGGAAACAATTCTTTGCCGATGGGCTTGATGTTTTCCCAGAGAATCTTGAGCCTGAAGCTCTGAAAAACGACGATTACACCAGATACCACGCAGAGGGGTTGGATGAAACAATCGACCGTCTGCTCAAACAACAATCAGAGTGACATCATGGCCGACGAGCTGAAGGCATCCCCACAGAACGCAACGCTCGGTGCAATTGCGCGCGCGTTGCGCGCGGCACAGCAATACACGGGCCAGTATCAGGTCGACCCGCGCATCCCGCTGCTTGGCGGCACAGGCGTTGACGAGTTGCTTGGGCTTCCAGGCGCAGCCGGTCTGGTTGAAGACGTGTCGTACTACGGCCCACGCGCAGCCATTCGCGGCGGCAACGTAGCAACCGGCGGCATCGGCACATTCAGGCCTGACCCGCGAGTGATGGACGTCGTTGATGTCGCGACCATGATTCCGGCGGGAGCGATCGCCAAGAAAGGCGCATCCGTCGCAAGCAAGGCTGTCGCCAAAGAGATTGATCGCGCCATGATGGAGGGCGCAGGGCCGCTCGCCGGTTTGATTCCTGAAGGTGCGCGTCCAGCGTTCGCCGTGAAGCCCAAAGGTGGCAACTATCTAGCCAGCAAGACCAATGAAAATCTCCTCGGCTATCACAGGCTGGGCCGCGATTTGGAATACGACCCCGCGCAGTCTGATCGGTTCACCAACGTTCAGGGCCACTTCATCAGATCCAATTACCCTTCTCTGTTGGAGGGGTATGAAGAAGCATTCCGTGCTAGTGGCAATCACAGCATGAACTACGGCAAAGATTTCTGGCCGTGGGTGCAACAAAATCACCCAGAACTTTTCGAGGAGATGACTTCTGGCAAAGCACCGATACAGCGTTTGAAAGGTTGGGCCAAAAAGAAATTGGGCAACTACATTCGCAATGAGATGGCCACGCCGGAAGACCCGTTGCGCCTGCAGATCGAAAACTTCGACATCACGCGCAACAAGGCTTTGGCCGAAAAAGACGCACAGATTGCAAAAGTTACCGCGGACATGGAAGCCGCAATGGCTAGGCGCGAAACAGCCGACGGCCAACCGTTCACGCCAGAGATGATGACGCGTTCGCAAGCACGCATCCGCCAGCTGAAAGAAGAGCGCGAATTCATCGAGCGACTCACCGGCAGCTACATAAATGAGCCGGCACTCAAAGAGGCCGAGCCTCACTACATGTTCGAGGTCGAAGACAAGCGCAAAGCTGCTGGTTATCCGAAAGAAGGTTTCGCGCACCAAAAATGGGTAGAGTCCGGTATGAATCCAGAGACTCAACGCGGTGCTTTGCTGGCGAAACAATTCGAAGGCCTGACAGATGAGGCTATCGCCTCTAGAACAGCAGGTGAATTCGCTAAGATCAGAAGTTTGGTTGAAGAGAATCCTTGGCTGACAAAAGTTGATCCTGAAACCAGAATTTATGGCGCCGAAACAACTAGAATGGGTTTCGACAGGATGCTGGACGCTTTGAAAGATGCGGTGAAACATGACAGCGACCTGCCTGAGCATCTGCGCCTCAACCCAGAAAAACTGGACAAACTCAGTGTGCCGCAAGCGGTTGAACTGGTCGACAAGATAAACAGCTACAGGGAAGGTCTGAGCCTCGCTGAGCAAAGACGCATAGCCAACAACGCATCCACTCTACCGTTCAGGGAGTACGAAACCACCCCGTTCACCGGCGCTCCCAATGAAAAGGGCATGCGTTGGGTCGAGATCGGACACCCCGAAATTGATCCTAATGCGCCGCTGCCAGAAGGCTATGAAATAAAAGAGTTCACCTACCCCAACAGCGGAAAGACCCACTATTACTTCACGGACGAAACGGGTCGTGAAAATGAGTTGGGCATTATGTACGATACACCAGAAGAAGCGCACATCGCCGCACTCAAACACGAACATCAACCGACTATCGATGAAGCGCTTAATTACGAAGGCGAGAAGTTGCAACACTGCGTCGGTCAGTACGGACAAGACGTCGCTTGCGATGCGTCGCGCATTTTCAGTCTGCGCGACGCAGAAGGCCACCCACACGCAACCATCGAAGTCCAAGTCCCAGACAGAAACTGGTCGCCTTTCGACGCCATGCATTACGCCGAAGCTGAACAGGCGCTGAACGAATACCACCAATGGCTCGGCGAAAAATTGCTTGCAGACCCAAATTTCCCCCTCCCTAAAAATGGCATAGAGCGTTACAATGCATTTGCTAGAGACACCGGAAGGCAAGTGGTCGAAAAACCAACGCCGATCCTGAGCCAGATCAAAGGGTTCCAAAACGGCCCAGTCTCCAAAGAAGCAGAGCCGTTCGTGCAAGACTTCGTTCTTTCGCAACCGTGGTCTAGATCAGAAGACCTTCAAAACGCAAGCATGAGCGACGTCGGCTATTTGAAACGTAAGGCCACAAAGGAAGACCTCGAAGCGTTGAAAGCAGCTGGTATGGAGATTCCATTTAACAACATCATGCGCGACGTTGATGCCGTCAAGGTTTCAGAATTCATCAACAAAATGGCGCGAGAGAAACGCGCAGCTCCCAAACCAGATCTTGACTGGGGAGACGACATCCCATTCGCTCATGGTGGCGCCGTGCACATGGCCGGTGGTGGATTGTTACGCTCATTGATGGAAAAGTATGGCCAAAAGGCTCTTGACCTCGGCATGAAGGAGATGTCTCCAGGCCGCGAAAAGGTGATGAAACGCTTGCAGGAATTGACCGAGCGTTACAAATTCAAAGATGCATATCTTCACGAAATGCAACAGGGTGCTGAGCCCATGTCTTACGAACGTTGGCTGGAACAAAAGATGCGCGAGTACGAATCTCAACCGCAATCCAGCGGGCAGCAAGAACTGTTCTCTGAAGGCGGCAAAGTTGGTGCAGAATTCGACCCTTCAGCAATTGATGCTGTCGTAAACAAGTTCTACGAGGAATACCATGGCTGAAATGAATGAAGACCAAGAAGGCGAAGTCGTCGAGTTCGAAGATCAACAGCCAGAGGTAGAAGACACCGAAGACGGCGGCGCGGTCATTCGCTTCGAGAACGAAGCCGACGAAAAGATCAACAAAGAGCATTTCGCCAACATCGTTGACGATGTAGATCAGGAACTGCTTGAAGAGGCTGTCACCGACCTGCTGGACAAAGTCAGCAAAGACAAAGACGCACGCGAGAAGCGCGACAAGCAATACGAAGAAGGTCTGCGCCGCACCGGTCTGGGTGATGACGCTCCTGGCGGCGCGCAATTCTCTGGCGCGAATAAGGTCGTGCATCCGATGCTGGTCGAGGCTTGCGTAGACTTCAGCGCTCGTTTCATGAAGGAGGTGTTCCCTCCTGGTGGCCCCGTGAAAGCCAAGATTCACGGCGAAAGCGACAAAGAAAAGCAAGAAAAAGCACAGCGCAAGACGGAATTCATGAACTGGCAGCTCACAGAGCAGATGCCAGAGTTCCGCGCTGAACTCGAACAGCTGAGCACACAGTTGCCGTTGGGCGGCGGTCAATACTTGAAATTGATGTGGAATTCGCAATACCATCGCCCGACCGCTGAATTTGTGCCGATCGACGACGTTTACCTTCCATTCGCGGCAACCAACTTCTACACAGCTGAACGCAAAACGCACGTGCAATACGTCACCAAGATGGAATACCAGCGTCGCGTCAAGGCTGGTATGTACATTGATGTTGACCTCAGCTCGCCGATGGACCCCGAGTTCAGCAAGGCGTCTAAGGCCAACGACAAGATCGAAGGGCGCAAGGAAACAACATACAATGAAGACGGTTTGCGCACCATCTTCGAAATTTACACCAATTTGGATTTCGGCGACGGCGTCGAGCCTTACATCATCAGCATCGACAAAACAACCAGCAAGGCTGTTGCGTTGTATCGCAACTGGGAACCAGAAGACGATATGCGTAAGGAGTTGGACTGGGTCGTTGAGTTCCCATTTATCCCTTGGCGCGGCGCATATCCGATTGGCCTGACCCACCTGATTGGCGGTCTCAGTGGTGCGGCAACTGGAGCGCTGCGCGCTCTGATGGATAGCGCTCACATCCAGAACATCCCCACACTGCTCAAGCTGAAAGGTGGTCCTGGCGGTCAGACCATCAACGTGCAACCGACTGAAGTGGTTGAACTCGAAGGTGGCGCGCTGGTAGACGACGTGCGCAAGTTGGCAATGCCGCTGCCGTTCGGTGGCCCTTCGCCAACTCTGTTTTCTTTGCTTGGGTTCCTTGTTGATGCCGGCAAGGGTGTTGTGCAAACGTCATTCGAGAAGTTGTCCGACCAGAATCCTAATCAGCCGGTTGGCACCACGATGGCGCTCATTGAACAGGGCATGGTTGTGTTCAGCTCGATTCACGGGCGGCTGCACAACTCGATGGCGCGCACGTTCAAGATCCTGCACCGGATCAATAGCGCTTATCTGACCGCAGAAGACATCGAAGCGCAAGAAGCCGGAATTGAAATCGACCCGTCTGACTTCGACGGCCCGATGGACATCGTTCCGGTCAGCGACCCCAACATCTTTAGCGAGACGCAACGCTTCGTGCAGATCCAAGCGATCATGCAACGCGCCGCGATGCTGCCAGGAATGTACGACCAGCGCAAGGTCGAAGAGATGTTCTTGCGCACGATGAAGATCGAAGAAAAAGATTTGCTACAGCCAGTTCCGGGATCAGAAAACATGGATCCCGTCAGCGAAAATGTGGCGGCTTCCATGGCTCGTCCAGTTTATGTGTTGCCGCAGCAAGACCACATCGCACACATGAAAGTGCACATGGCATTTCTCAAGTCGCCAATGTTCGGCATGAATCCTGCGATTCAGAAAACTTACATGTGGCCGATTGCTTCTCACATCAGAGACCATCTGTTGAATTATTACCTGACCGAATCGCATGAAGCGGTTGATCAAGCGCAAAAACAAAATGTCATTCAAGACGACGCAGAGCAACAAGCACAAATCATCATGCGGGTTCAGCAGATAATCGAACAACAACTCGGCCCTCAATTCGCTCAGGAGCTGGCTCAATTGACTCAGGCTGCAGAACAATTCAAGCCGCAGCCGCCGATGCCGCCCGACAACTCGATGCAAATCGCACAGCTCAGCGCGCAGATCCAAAGCCAAGCGCTACAACAACGCGCACAAAGCGATCAGGCGCGGCTGGCGCAGCAAGCGCAGATCGAGCAACAGAAGCTGGCAGACCGCCAGCAGGATCGCCAAGAGAAGTTGCAGCAAGAGCAGATGCGTCAGATGGCAGAAGATCAGCGCACAGCGGCAGATTTGCAAGTCCGCGAGCGCATGAACACCGCAGACAACCAAACCGCTATGCATTTGGCGGCGGCAGAAATTGCCAGCGGAGAAAAAGTTGCTGTGTCAACCGGCACAGGCATCAACCCCAACCCAAATTATTAAGGAGCAACTATGGATAAGCCTGGAACTGGCACCGTACCCATGACCGGTGCGCTGGTCAAACAAAAACACCGTCTAGCCGCTGGTGAAAAACTCAACGGTCAAACTTTGCCGCCCGCACCCAAGATGCCCAAGACTCCTGCGTGAACGTCCCGCAAGAGTTGTTAAACCGCCTCAAGGCCAGCCAGCAGACCTTTGCGCTGGATGCCTTGAAGCGGCCACAAGACCGTGATACCTTTGAGTACGGGTATCGGGTAGGTGTCGTTGCAGGTTACGATGCCGCTATCAACGTACTTCTGAACATCCTTGACGAGGAAAAACATGGCAACAACGACCTCTGAGGACGCGCTGAAAGAGGCTTTCCCGGATGCAGATCCTGGAATCCAGCCCTTTGGTAGCCGCGTTCTGGTGCAAATCCGCACACCGAAAAAGAAGTCTGCAGGCGGCATCATCATTGACACAGGCTCGCGTGACACGGAAAAGTGGAACACTCAAGTAGCCAAAGTCATCAGCATCGGCCCTCTCGCATTCAGGAACCGAGATACCATGAAGTTGTGGCCGGAAGGCTCTTGGTGCGTTCCAGACGACTATGTTCGAGTTGCCAAATATGGCGGCGATCGTTGGGAAGTTCCTCTTGAAAACGGCGAAGTGGCGATGTACGTCATTTTCAATGACCTCGACATCATTGGTCGAGTTACGGGTGACCCTCTGGCCATCCGCGCATTCATCTGAAGGAGATGATTCATGGCACGCAAAGACGAATTATTGGTTGAAGACGACGAGCAGCCGCAAGAAGAGCTGGTCATTGTCGAAGATGAACCTGACGAGCAATTAGATCTTGACGATCACGAAGAAGAGGACGAGCGCATTGCGCAAGAACCTCAAGACGGGAATGAAGACGAACGCGCAGAAATACGCGAGCGTCGCCGCAAAGAGAAACACGAACGTCGCGACCGTCGTGAGAAAGCCATCACGCGCGACAAGATCGAGCTGGATTTCCTGCGCAAGCGCAACGACGATCTGGAGCGCCGTCTAACTGCGCAAGAGCAGCGTTCGCATTTTAGCGACCTGAATAGTTATGACGCCCACATCGGTCAGGCGTCTAACGAAATTCAGATGGCTGAGCGCGTCATCGCAAAAGCCATTGAAGCGGGCAACGGTGAGGACGTGGCGCAAGCGTTGCGCTTCCGCGACCAAGCTATGGCGAAGTTGCAGCAACTCAATTACGCCAAGCAGCAAACCGCCCAACAACAGCCGCGCCATGATCCGAATCAACTCGACGACTTAACAATGTCGTATGCCAAAGAGTTCATCGATGAGAACCCTTGGTACGACCCGCAAGGTCGCAATGAAGAATCTGCCGTTGTCATCGCTATTGACCAAGCACTCGCAAGAGATGGTTACGATCCGCAAAGCGAAGAATACTGGGATGAACTGCGCAAACGTGCGGCGCGTCGCCTGCCAGAAAAATTCGGCCAACCCAAGCGCGCTGGACGCACCCCGCGCGGCGGTCCAGTTGTTGGTTCTGGCAAAGAACACGCACCAACATCCACGCGCAGAGAGATCTACATCAGCCCTGAACGTAAACAGGCTCTGATCGACGCCGGTGTGTGGGATGATCCTGTTTTGCGTCAGCGTTACGTGAAGCGTTACGCCGACTACGACAAACAAAACAGAGCGTGATTGCTTTCTTCGAATTTTGCCTACATAATTGATGCTAATCGCTGATAAGGAGCGAGATATGAACGACGAACGACTGAAGAAACCTGCTGGTGAGGCTCGCGTCAGCCGCGCGATGGAAGATCGCGCTGTGACACAGAATCGTGAGATCTCTGATGATGAGCGGGTTGAGATGTTCCGTCAACAGTTTTTCCAGTCCTCACTTCCGGACTTGCCTAAGATTCCAGGCTGGCACATGTGCTGGCTTACCACAACTAATCCCCGAGACTCCATCCAGACGCGTATTCGTCTCGGATATGAACCCGTGAAGCCGGAAGACGTTCCCGGCTGGGAGTATGCCACGCTCAAGACAGGCGATTGGCAAGGGTTCATCGGTGTTAACGAAATGCTTGCTTTCAAGCTGCCCGTCTCGTTGTACGAGAAGTACATGCGTGAAGCGCACCATGATGCACCGTTGCGTGAGGAAGAAAAACTCACCGACACCGCAGAATTCATGGAGCAACAGGCCAAAGCCAGCAATTCGCGGTTGATGATCGGTGAAGGCAATATGGAGATGGGGGAATACAGAGAGGCCATGTTTGACCTCTCCTGACGCAACCATCCACCAATAAGGAGCACGCAATGTCTTCGACTAGCGCACCTTTTGGCTTTCGTCCGTCGTATCACAATAGTGGTCAAATGCGACCGAAAGCCTACGTAATCGCAAGCGGTTACGCCCAAAATGTTTTCTCGGGCGATCCCGTGAAGCTCACCAGTGACGGCGTTGTTCAGCTGGGCACCTCGGACGGCACCCGTAGCGGCACCACCGATGGCATCACCCTCTTGGGCATCTTCGCTGGTTGCCAGTACAACGACGCGACCGGCAAGCCGACCATCTCGCCGTTCTGGCCTGCAAGCACCACCGGCACCAACATCACCGCTTGGGTGTATGATGATCCGGAAACGCTGTACGCTGTTCAATACGCCAATCCGGGAACCCCTGGAACCGACAGCGTGCAAACCGCCGTTGGCGCTCAATCTGACTGGCGCGTCGCCTCTCCTGGCGGCTCGACCCAGACCGGCCTGAGCAACACTTGGCTGACCGTCCTTCAAGCAACCCAAGGTCAATTCCAGATCACAGGTTTTGAAGGTAATATCAACGATTCACTGACGGATGCTTATGTCATTGTAACGGTTCGCATCAACGAAGCCGCTTACAAGTATCCGACACTGGCCATTTAAGGAGGGCATGAATCATGGCAACTCCGATGCGCAGTACTGACTTTCGGTCAGTAGTCGAGCCCATCCTTAACGAAGTGTTCGACGGCGTTTACGATCAGCGTGCTGACGAGTGGAAGATGGTCTTCCGCGAGCAGAAGGGTATTCCGCGCAACTACCACGAAGAGCCGGTTCTGTACGGCTTCGGTGCTGCGCCGGAACTCCCGGACGGCATGGCAGTCACCTACCAATCCGGTGGTGTGCTGTTCCTGCAACGCTACCTCTACCGCGTCTACGGTCTGGCGTTCGCGCTGACCAAGGTTCTGGTAGAAGACGGCGACCACATTCGTATCGGCCAAACCTACGCCCAGCATCTGGCGCAGTCGCTGATCGAAACCAAGGAAACTCTTGGCGCCAACATCCTGAACCGCGCTTTCAACGGCGCATACACCGGTGGTGACGGCGTGTCGCTGGTTTCGACCAGCCACCCGATCGTGAACGGCACGTTCAGCAACCAACTGACGACCGCTGCGGCTTTGTCGCAAACGTCGTTGGAACAGTTGCTGATCCAGATCCGCAACGCTGTTGACAACAACGGCAAGCGTATCCGTCTGACGCCGAAGAAGATTGTTGCTGGTCCCAGCAATGTCTTCCAAGCTGAAGTGCTGCTCAAGTCGGTTCTCCGTACCGGCACCGCTGACAACGACATCAACCCCGTCAAGTCGATGGGTCTGTTGTCGGAAGGCCAAGCCAACCTGTCGCGTATCACCTCGACCACCGCTTGGTGGGGTGAGACCGACGCGCCGGAAGGTTTGAAGCTGCTGATGCGTCGCCCGCTGGAGAAGTCGATGGAAGGTGACTTCGAAACCGATTCGATGCGTTACAAGGCCACCGAGCGTTATGTGTTCGGTTGGACCGATCCGCGCGGCGTCTACGGCACCGCTGGCGTTTGATGTAAGATGTATCCCCGCTCGGCGCAAGTTGGGCGGGGCAATTCTGGGGTCACCAGATATTACAGACAGTCCCAGCTGACGTCATGCAGACTGTAATATCTAACTCGCATGAGAGGAAGATAAAATGGCTTCTACGACTTTTACTGGACCGGTCACTTCGCTGAACGGTTTTATTGGCGCTATCACCGGCAACATCACCGGCAATATCACCGGCGACGTTTTCGCTTCTGTTCAATCTTTGAGCGGCGCTGGCGCGGTCAACTTGACCGACATGATGACCTCGCTGACCACCACTGGCGCTTCACAAGCTCTGACGCTTGCTAATGGCACCGTTGGTCAGATCAAGATCATCACCCACACCGTTGACGGCGGCTCGGCTGTCCTGACCCCCACCACCAAGATCGGCTTCAGCACCGTGACCTTCACCAATGTCGGTGACACCGTAATGATGATTTACACCGCTGCTGGTTGGGCTATTATCGGTTCACGCGGCGTTACCATTGCTTAATTGCAATCCGCTTAGGAGGCCGTCATGGCAGACGTCGTATCATCACAAACAATTTTAGACGGTGAACGTCTGTTCATTGGAAAGTTCACGAACATCTCTGATGGAACTGGCGAAACTGCGGTTGTGAAAATCAATGCTTCTTCGCTTTCCCCGAATGCGTTTGGTCTTGCTTGCAACGGTGTCAAGATTAATAAAATATGGGCTACCACGCATGGCATGGAAGTCCGCATTTTGTTTGATGCTACTATCGATACATTCGCTTGGCTGGTTCCGCAAAACACAAACTATCTTATGGATTTTTCGTGTTTTGGTGGTATTCCGAGCAATGCCGGTGCTGGCGTCAATGGCAATGTGTTGTTCACAACTTCTGATGCTTCCAATGGCGATATGTACACTATCATCATCGAGGCGATCAAAACCTACGCAACCGTGTGAGGGTGAAAATGGAACTGATGTTTTGGAACACAATCCTTTCGCTGGTTGTTGGTTTGATCACTTGGGTTTTGAAAGAGAAATCTGATGAGCTGAACCGCGTCACGATCCTGCTGAACAAAACGCGCGAAGAGGTGGCGAAAGAATACGTCACCAAAATTGAAGTACACGCGGACATCAACCGTGTGATGAACCGCTTGGAGGTGCTGGACGCCAAGCTAGACCGCCTAATCGAAAGCAACCGTCTCCGAGGAGAATGAAATGAGCAAGACCCTGAAGTACGTCAAAGAATTCGATTTTGGTCCGCAGCTGACCTACGTTAAGGGTTATGCTCGCGGCGGCAAGTGCAAGACCGATTACGCAATGGGCGGCTCTTGCTATGCTGAGGGCGGCAAAACTGATCTGGCGCAAGACAAAGCCATGATCAAAAAGGCGTTCAAGCAACACGATATGCAAGAGCACAAGGGCGGCAAAGGCACCACGTTGAAGTTGAAGAAGGGCGGCAACGTGATGGAAAAAACCACCGGCGAGCGTTATCCGAGCCGCGAAGCGATGATGAAGCACGAACGCAAAGAAACTCCGCGCATGCAGCGCGAAGAGATGATGGAGCGCGAAACCGTTCGCAACGCTGATCGCGGCCCTTCTGGTGGTCCTGGCATGCGTCGCAACATGGGTGCTCTCGGCATGATCGCCAACAAAGATCCTGGTGAGCGCCGCGGCGTTCCGGTCGCCCCGAACCTGCCTATGATCAGCCCGATGAAAAAAGGCGGCATCGCTGTTTCTGGTGCTGGCATGGGCAAGATGAAGAAAGTGATGGGCGAATACAAACGCGGCGATCTTCATTCCGGCAGCAGCAAGGGGCCGAAAGTGACCAACCCCAAGCAAGCCGTTGCAATCGCTCTGTCTGAAGCTCGCCGTGCGGGCAAGAAAAACAAGTAAAACTTGTGATTTTGCCTGTTAACAAAGATAATCTTCAACATCTGGGCATGCTGCACCAGCGGCCATCTAACCATGAAATGGAGTTGGCATGGCATATTCAGGCAGCGTCGGCACTGCGACATTCAATGCCCTGAGCGTAGTTGATCACGCGTTCAGGCGTTGTCGTTTGCCGGCTCAGGCGATCACGCCTGAGATGCAAGATTACGCCCTAGACTCTTTGGCGTTCATGCTGGATGAGCTGGCTAACATCAGGCCGCCCAGCTGGTGCATCGAGAAAATAATCCTCCCGATGTATGAAAACCAACCGGTCATTCCGTTGCCGGTGGGAACTGTTGAGGTGTTGAATCTCAACTACAGAACTATCCAGCCTCTGACCGGCTCTGCTGTTTCAGCTTCAACCAGCTACACCGTCAATTTCACCACGCAAACTACGGTCACGACCGTTGGTGTGAGTTGGAATGGTGCGTCTGTTCCATTGACGTTCCAAGTCAGCACCAATGGTTCTACTTGGATTACGGTCGGTACCGGAAACGTTGCGGCTGTTTCTGGAGACATCAGCTGGTGGGACATCTCTGACCCGCTGCCTTATCAATACTTTAGGGTCACGGCGGCGACCACCATCAACTACAGCGCAATCTCGCTGGGCAATCTGCCGCAAGAGATCCCGCTGGGTGCTTTGAACAGAGACAACTACGTCAACCAAAGCAACAAATACTTTCCAGGCAGACCGACCAATTATTGGTTCCAGCGCAACTTGCCTGATCCGGTTGTCAATCTTTGGCCAGCGCCGTTCCTGCAAGCTGAAGGCGCGCAACTGATCCTTTGGCGTCATCGCGCCATCATGGACACAGAAAACCTGCAGCAGCAGATAGAAGTGCCGAACCGTTGGCTAGAAGCGATCATCAATGGGTTGGCCGCTCGTGTTGCTGGTGAGACGCCTTCTGTTGACATGAACATCATCCCAATGCTAGAGCAGAAAGCTGCTATGTCCATGCAGCGCGCTTGGGATGGTGACGGTGATGGTTCGCCCACTTACATCCAGCCCTCGATCGGGATGTACACCAAATGAGTGGCCTCTACTTAGACGTCAACGGCCAGCCAACATTCGGCATCGGTATTTGTGCGAGATGCTCTCGCAAGATGTTGTTGTCTGAACTTCAGCCTGATCCTAACTACCCCAACCTGATGGTGTGTGAAGCCGACAGAGACGACTATGATCCATACCGCTTGGCACCGCGCGGCGAAGATAAGATCATTCTCCCTTTCAACCGTCCGGACACACCGATCAACACGCACCCTGCAGGTTTGATTCAAGAGCAGGGCAACGAATTCATAATCACCGAAGATGGTGAGAAGTACTTGGAGATCTGAGGATGCCTGACGTTCCAAGCAATCTGATACCGACGACGATCACGCAGCTCCCAGTTGCTCCTGTGGCTTCTGAAGACAGCATTTTGCTGATTGTTTACAACGGCAACAATTACCAGATCAGCGCGGGTGACTTGTTGCAGGTGGCTGGTGTGCCAACCACCAGACAGGTCATTGCCGGCACTGGGTTGTCAGGCGGCGGTCAGCTGTCGAGCAATGTGACGTTGAGCATTGCCAACGGCGGCGTCGGCTCAACACAACTGGACGCGACCGGTGTGACTGCAGGTTCTTACGGCAGTTCGACTCAGATCCCTGTATTCACCGTAGACGCAAAAGGCCGAGTGACGGCTGCGTCGTCAGTTTCGTTGACGGTGTCTGGCTACGTGCCGACCTCAAGACAAGTGATAGCCGGCACAGGGTTGACTGGCGGCGGTCCATTGAACGCCGACGTCACCCTTAATGCCAATTTGTCCAGCTCGACGCCGCTCTCTGGCAATTCCAGCGGTTCTGCGGGTGTTGCGACCTCTTCATCACGTTCAGACCACCGTCACCCATCAGTTGATCTTTCCAGCGCCTCTGAAGTCAATGGCATCTTGCCACTGAGCCGCGGCGGTACGTCCAAGGCAATCACGCCCAACGCCGGTGCGATAATCTGGTGCGGCGCTGATGGACTTTATGTTGGCCCTGTTGGTGTAGCAGGTCAAATGCTGCAATCCAATGCCACAGGCCAATACGTTTGGGTTGACCAGTCCACGCTTAATGTTGGTCGCGCAAGCAACCTCAATGGCGGCGCAGCAAACAGGATCCCATACCAAACCGCGCTGAACACCACTTCTTTCTTGGCGGCACCAACTGTGACCGGCCAGTCACTGCAGTGGGACGGTTCTAGTCTAGTTTGGGCTGCCAGTCCAGGCATTGGAACTGTTATAAGTGTTGATGTCTCTGGAGGCACGACAGGACTGACCACTTCTGGCGGACCGGTCACGTATTCCGGAACGATCACACTCGCAGGCACGTTGATTGCCGGCAATGGCGGTACAGGCCTCTCATCGTATTCCGGCGGCGATATCCTTTATTACACGTCTGGCGATTCGTTCAGCAAACTGCCAATAGGCACGGCCAATCAAATCTTGACGTCTAGCGGGTCGGCCCCGCAATGGACAACACTGTCCGGTGTTGCTGTCACTACATTCTCCGGCGGCACCACAGGGTTCACGCCTAGTGTAGCTACAGGAGGCGCTGTAACGCTCGCTGGCACGCTCAATGTAGCGAATGGTGGTACGGGTGCCACAACGCTGACCGGCTACGTGAAAGGTTCTGGCACAAGCGCATTCACCGCCTCCGCAACGATTCCAGGATCAGATATCAGCGGCAACATCAGCGGCAATGCTGCGAATGTGACGGGAACTGTCGCTGTTGCCAATGGCGGGACTGGCGCTACAACGCTCACAGGTTACGTGAAAGGTAGCGGTACGAGCGCCATGACGGCCTCGTCTACCATTCCAAACACCGACATCACAGGTTTAGGCACGATGTCGACGCAAGCCGCGAGCAACGTAGCCATAACCGGCGGCGCGATAAACAACACAATTATTGGCGCAACGACCCCCGCGGCGGGCACGTTCAGCTCTGTGACAATGACCAGTGGGTCTATCACTACAGCCCCGAGCAATGGCAACGACATCGTCAACAAAACTTATGCCGATTCGATCGCTACAGGCATAAATTTCCACGCAGCTTGTAATTACGCTACAACAGCAGATCTCGGTACGGTAACTTACAACAACGGAACGTCCGGTGTTGGGGCCACTCTCACCAAAACTGCGCCGCTATCAACACTGGTTATAGATGGGCATACGTTTGTTTCTGGCGATGTTGGTTTGCGCGTTTTGGTCAAAAACCAGACCAACACGGCATACAACGGCGTATACACGGTAACAACGATCGGTTCTGGCTCTGTCGCTTGGGTTCTCACCAGAGCGACCGATTATGATACTTCTGGGTCTGGCACCAACGAAATCGATGTCGGCGACTTTTTGCTCGTCCTTTCTGGAACTGCGAACACAAATACCTCTTGGGTGCAACAAACGCCATTGCCGATCACAGTAGGCACCACAGGCATTGTTTTCACTCAGTTTGCCGCGCCGGTGACTTATTCTGCCGGTACAGGCTTGACGCTTGCGTCTCAAACATTCAGCATCACAAACACAGGCGTCACGTCTAATACCTACGGATCTGCCACATCCGTCCCTGTCATCGCTGTAAATGCGCAAGGTCAAATCACTTCCGCGTCAAACACAAATATCGCGTTGGCTGCGTCGGCGATCACGAGTGGTTCATTGGCAATAGCACAAGGCGGCACCAACGGTTCTGCAACGCCAACCAACGGTGCAGTGGCTTACGGCACCGGAACTGCTTATGCATTTTCTGCTGCAGGCACTAGCGGTCAGGTGTTGACTTCAGCCGGTGCCGCATCTCCGACATGGACCAGCCAATCCGCACTTTCTGTCGGAAGCGCAACGACA